TAGTGCAGAAGCGTTTCTTGCTCTAGTTTTTTGTCCGTAGTTTACTAATCCTACACCATTAAAGAATGTAATTGGATTAACTTTTAGATCATACAATGTATCTCTTTGTCCTTCGTTAAGTGCAACTGTTTGGAACTCACCTGTTGCTGCATCAATAAATCCTACTGCTGTAGCATTTGAAATGCCGCCTCGTCTTGTTCCTGCAGGTGCAAACCATGGAAACGATACTTGATCACTTAGTGCAATAGTTCTCATCATCATGTGTGATGCTGGAACAACTGCGTTTGAACCACCTAAGTCTGTTGTAAATCCATTTGGATAAAACGCACCTAAGTATTCATCATATGTTACTAAGCCATCATCGCCATTGTCTGTTACTAAGGAAGCATTTGTTCCCCAGTTAGTCAATGTAGTTGCATCTGCTGCTAATCTAAGTGGTGTATCACCAATAACAAACGCTGTTAAGCCTCTGTCAATGTTTAGATTAACTAGGTTGCTCATTAGCTCAGGATAACCAGGAGCAGCAATTATGTTAAAATTACGTCTCTCTTCGTCACGTACCTGGCTGCTTGTATCAACTGCACTCTTCATTCTTTGTACAACAACTTTACGTTGTGCTTTTCTACCGAATGAACCTGATCCGTCTTCGTTGTTACCTGATTCAGTAACCCAACGGTCAGTTGCATACTCGCCCATCGCTTCGTCGTTATTGAAACGTTGGTTATCTGCTGTGATATCAATGTAGTTGTTAGCATAACGTTTAACGTTACCGCCACTTCTACGTAGATTCCATAAAAGCATACCTTGTGGATATAATGCAGGATCTGGAGCATCTGGATCTAAGAAGTCTACTTTTTGTAAATCCTTAATTGTTGCTGCTGTGTTACCAGTAGCACCAGTTGAACCATAACGTGCATCACCAAACAATACACCATCTTCAGATGTTTGATCAGTTTTATCAACTAAAACCCATCTTTCTGAAACTGGTCCTGATTGGTTACCGTCATACTTGTAAATTGTTGGATAGTTTTCAATATCTGCTGTTGAAATCCAAAGGTCGCCTGTAACAGTTGTTCCTGCTACATACGGATTAGAAGCACTTACAGTTGGAACATAACCAACTCTATCGCTTGCTGCTTCAGTGTATGGACTTGTTGCACTTCTGTAACCTACCCAAGTAGTACCATCGTGTATCATCATGTCCACATCTGAAAACTCTGGGTTGTACCAAAGTTGTCCGTTTGCTGGCTCTGCTTCTGGATTGTCTGAACTAGCATAAAAATCACTTGATGAAAGTGGCTGCCAGTTTGAAGCAAGATATCTATTTTCAGCAGTTGAATCATCAGCACCTGGTGCTAATTGACTTGAACCTGCTGTTAATGATGCGTCTGACAAGTTGTAGAAGTTAGCAGTACCTGCTGCTGTATCAATGTTATATGGTGTAAACAATGCACCAAGAGCATCTCTTCCTACATCACGAAGTCTAATTTCACCGCCTGTTTTGTGTGAAATTGTAATTTCGTTATTTGCTGTAACAGCCGCTTCAACATTTGTAAAGCCTGCTGCGTTAATAGCCGCTGCCATTGTGTTAGCATCTGAACTTGAACCTGAACTTGAAAATGTAACATTTACTGCTGCATTTAATGCTTCTTGTCCTTGAATTGATTCTTGGATTTCAAATGTGTAATCATCTGCTACCAATTGTGCTGCAACAACTGCTGATGTAACTGTTGTTACTCCAGTGTTAGCTCTACGCCATGTACGGAATACTGCTGTTGCTGGAGATGAATCATACATGCTATGCTCAAATGCATTAGTTTGTACAAACAAACTGTCTGCTGCTAAATTAATGCCTGCTCCGCTTCTGTCCAATGAATAAATTGCTGAATGTCCGCTTGCATATAATGGAGCATCATATGATACCCAAGTAGCAGTTGCTGAATTCCACTTTGCTGCTCTCCATCTTGAACCGTTGTTTGGTTCTGTAGTTTTGATCCAAACAGATCCTGTTGGTCTAGCGCCTGCATCTGTTCCAGGAGTACCTTTCCACTGTGGCACAAGTGTGTGTGGCGCCTGGTAAAGTTCTGGACCTTGGTATGTTGCTGCTGAAATTTCTAATTCAGTTAAGTCAGCAGTACCTGCTCCAATAACAACTGTGTTTGCATTTGTATTAGAAGTTCCATCAGTGTAAATGTAAATTCTATCACTTACATTCTTTGCTGTAGTACCTGCAATACTTAGACCGTTAATTGTTGCTACAATATCATCTACTGAATCACTGCCGCCTATTGTAACTGTTGTACTATTAATAGTAAAGTTACCTGCTGCTGCTGTAATTTTAGATCCTGTTAATTGTGCTGTAATTACTGTTGGAATACTTGCTCTCCACTCCTGAGAACCTACTAGTACCCAATTACCTGCTGCAACACCTGCTTGTGTGTTACCTGGTGATTTGTAATACATTCTTGTTGGGTCTTTAGAAAAACTAAATGTTCCTGTTGCTGCTGTTCCTACAGTTTCAAATACAACTGCATAGTCACCAATTGATCCTACTGATCCTAGTGGAGCGTTGTTTGAAATCTTTGCTGCATCTGCATCAGTTAAAACAATAGGAGTTTTAGCAGCAAATTTTTGTCCGCCTGTAGTGCTTAATGCTGCACTATTCCACTGTTGGATACCCCATGCTGTAGATCCAGTGTTAATCCACCAAGTTCCATCTGGTGGGTTCGCTCCCGGAGCCTCTGCTGTACCTGCTAGTTGCCCTAAATCAACATTTGCTCTCGTTACGAACGCTGCGTTAGATACACCTAGTAAACTGTATGCTGCCAATAGGCCATATTCATTAAGTTCGCTACCATGAATAGGTGTATTGCTTGCTGTCTTTTCGAAGTTAGGAACTCCAAAAAGATCTACTAATTCTTTTTGACTTGTCACTTTAAATGCATTCCCTGCATTCGCCGCCGAAGTTGCTGAAGCAACGCCAGTGCCTGCGGCATTAGTTTTATCTTGGGCCGTTGCTACTATAATAAGCGGAGTTGTTCCGGGTTCAGCCGGAGTATAAAAACTCTCATCTATTACACTAACTTCTACGCCGGGTGATGTAAGTGCCATTTACTTTTCTCCTGGTAATAATTCAATTCATTACGTAATGTATTGTTATATTGTATTTAGCGGAATGATTAAAAAATGGTGCGTTAAGGCGCTTTAGACAAAGGGATAGAAAAGGTGTAAATACATGTATGAGACCTTTATGCAAGTGCGGTTTAAGACCCAAAGCAGTAAACTATAAGAAATACGGTAAAACGTATTATAGAAGTCTATGTGAAGCATGTTCTAAACATGGATTATATCATGGTATACCTAGATGGTATAGAGCAGGTTACAGAATCAAGAAACAGTGTGATAAATGCGGCCACAAATCGCCGCACAAAGAAGTATTTAGAGTATTTCATGTTGATGAGAATCTAGATAACTGTAAACACAGCAATTTAAAAACTGTATGTGCTAATTGCCGTACTGTACTATCTAAAGAAGGTGTTAAATGGAAACAAGGCGATTTAGTTGCTGATTATTGATTTTATATCTGTATACAAGTCATCAATACTATTATCATTAGCAATTATATGATCAAACTTTGTTCCTACCCATGCCCATTCAGACGAGTGTATTTTACGAATCTTCATTTCATTTATATTTAAGTTTGAACCGTTGACTGCTTTTACAGCATGCTCATACCATTCAGGTAAATCACCGCGTGTTACCCAAAGTATTTCACCACCTAGATTCTTAATTGCTTTGATTTCGTTAGGAAAGCGTACATCACTAATAACAATATTATCTTTGCTTTGACGTAATTTGTTTTCAATACTAGCAATCCATATATCATCATGAAAAGTTTTACGACATACCTCAGTACCCCAATATTGTAATACCCAACGAGGAGTAAGTGTAGGCATATCTAATCTTTCAGCCCACCATTTATCTACCTGCTCACGCCATTCTCGAGACTCTTTTGTTCTTCCTTCAAGCATGATTCTATCCCAGCCAAATACTGCTGCTACTGAATCTTTTAGTGAATCTGCGAAACTTTCTCTACGGTACTCATGGAAATTAACCAGATAGTCTGCTACTGTATCTTTACCACAACCGATAAACCCGCAAACGCCTATAATCATATAACTCTCTCCTTTAAAGTTATATTATAGCATCTATTGCGTGTATGTCAAGTGTTTAATAAAAAGGTTTTGGTTGTCCTGGCTTACCTGTGTTAAGTTTTCTTGCCAAAACACTTGCTGTGTTAATTGATTTACTTCTCTTCTGTCTACGTGCTTGTGTTGGTGAAGTTCTAGCACGAGTAGTTTTCATTTTTTGTGCTCTAGCAACATTGTACTGTTGTACACATTTAGAAGGATGACTAACTTGTCTGCCTTTTCTTGGACCTACTGAGCATCTAAAACGCAGTTTAGTTTTACCGCCTTTGGCAGTAGGAGCAGCTCTACCCCACACCATTTTAGCAACCTCATTAAAGATTTCCTGATGCTCTTCTTCTGTTACTAATTCGTGTATTTTCATTAACCTATAATCCAACTATAGCCGTGTCCGCCTGCAACTTGTGTTCCAAGTTCCATAGTAAGTCTTTCAATATCATTAAAGCCTTCTGCTTTAATACTTGCACCGTTAAGTGCTGTACCACCTTGTGGACCTGCAATACTTGCAAATTTTTCTCTTGCTTGTCCTATAATTACTTTACAGTTTGCAAGTGTATAATCTCTTATCCATTGTCCTGAATAAACATCTTCGAGTATTACATGATCAGGCTTATCATTGTATGCCCATAATAAAACTTCTTCAGTTCCTCTTGGACGTTGCATAATAATTAGTTTTTTGCTCTGTGGATTCCAAGTAAAGTTGATAAATGATCCAAACATTTTTCCAACTAGTTCTTGATACTGTGCAAATAATTCGTATGTTGCTAGTCCGCCCATATTAGTTGAACTTAACAAATATGTATTAGTGTATGCTAAGTTGAACGGTTCAAACACTGTACCACCTGTTCCACTACCTGTACGTGATCCTACACTTCTACGATAAATTTGTCTAACTTGTTGTATTTCTTTAGGCAATATATATTCGTTTTGATTCTCTTCTAAACTTAAAGTTATGTAACTTTCTTCCACAGAATTATCGCTACGCTGTCTAAAAACGCCTAGTGATCTAAGTAATGCTGTTTCATAATGGCCAGGATCAAGTTCGACATCAATCATACCATCGCCTAGCATTAGTCTCACATAATCAAATACTTCTTGTTTTGCTTTATCTATTTGGCTCATGTAAGTATTTATGCCTTGTGACGGATTAGGTAAATACATATACTATGCCAAGACTGAGTTTATACCGTCCCGAGAAGGGAAACGATTACAAGTTTATTGATAAAACTGCCTGGGAAATGTTTCAGGTAGGGGGTACCGATGTGCTTATGCACAAGTATTTAGGTACCGAAGCATCAAGCAAAGAAGCAACTCCAAGCGAGCCTAAATACGATACTCTAAGTCCTACTAATATACAGGATATGCTATTCCTTGAAAATAGAGATAGAAAATATGATTCTGATGTTTTTGTTATGCGTGGAGTATACAATGTACAAGACATTGATTTTAATCTAAGTCAATTTGGTTTGTTCTTACAGAACGATACGGTTTTTATTACATTCCATATTTCAGATACTGTTGAGAAACTTGGTAGAAAAATTATTCCTGGTGATGTAATAGAATTACCTCACTTAAAAGATGAGTATGCTCTTAATGATTTAAATTATGCACTGAAAAGATTTTATGTTGTAGAAGATGTAAACAGAGCGGCAGAAGGATTTTCTGTAACATGGTATCCTCATTTATACAGAGCAAAGTGTAAACCGCTAGTAGACTCA